CGTGTGCTCTTCCGATCTGATGTAGAAAATGAAGAGAGTGAAAGTTAAAAAAAGAATTAAGGACTTATGTAGACAACAACTCAAATATGAAGATAAAGTTTCTAAAATAAGATTTAAATTATTTTATCAACCTTATAAAGAATTAGCAGAGGCAATAGAAAAAGAGTTTTCAAAATCATTGTTCACTACTTTAAAAGAAAAGGTAGGAAAACTTGTTAATGGAGTATTTAGACCTAAAATGAAAGAAGCTTTAAAAACTTCAACTAAGCATAGTATAGACCAATTCATTGACTTTTTTACTAACATATTTAAAAGACCTTTAAAAGATACAGATGTCCAAAATATTAAAACAAAAATTTTTAATGAGTACACACAAAAATATACTACTTCAACTCTAACAAATGTTACTGAAACTCTTACAAGCAAAATCAATAAAATTATAAAAAATGGATTAGATAAAGGACTTAGTACAGAAGAAATAACAAATAAAATAGTTATAGACACTAAAGGAGTTATAGGTCAAACAAGAGCACAAATGATAGCAAGAGAAGAAACTGCAAAGGTTATGGAAACTGTTAATTATGAGACGGCAGTAAAAGTTAAAAGTAAGGAAAAAACTTGGTTGCATATAGGTGGAGGAAAAACAGATAGAAAATCCCATCTAGCATTGCATGGAATTACTATAAAAATTAATGAGAAATTTTCAGTAGGAGCAGAGGGAAAAGTTCCTGCTGTTGAAATGAGATTCCCTAAAGACCCTGAGTGTAGTGTTGCAGGGCAAATAATAGGTTGTAGATGTAAAGTTAGTTATTCTTAAGAAAAAGGAGGAGAAGATGTCGAGAAAAAACAATATTTTCAAAAAGACTGGACCAAAAGAAAATATGTTTGAAAAAGCTTTTAATATCATAGATATGCAAAAAGCTGAAGGAAGTGACCCTTATGAGTTTGAAGGAGTAGCTAGTACTTATAAAAACTCTGATGCTTACAATGACATATTTCTTGATGGAAGTCTAGATGAAATGATAGGTAAAACAGTTCCAATTATGCCTAATCATAGTTGGGATATCTTTAAAGCTATTGGTTCAGGAACTATTGAGAGAAGTGGAAATCAAATTCTTATAAAAGGAAGATTTTTACAAGGTGATGAAGATGCTGAAAAAATAGTAACATTAAAAAAAGCAAAAGTCCCGATTTGTTTAAGTATAGGTGGAAGCATTCAAGATTCTAGCTTGGTAAAAAGAAATGGTAAATATTTTAGAGAAATATCAAAGGCAAATATAAAAGAAGTTTCTGTTGTAATGGCAGGAGCTAACCCAAAAGCAAAAATAACTAAATCTGAAGGAGATGACGAAATAATGCCAGAAGTAAATGAAAAATTAATAGCAATTTCAGAGGAACAATATCAAAAAACTTTAAAAGCAATGGAAAATTATGAAAAAACTGTAAAAACATTAGAAGATGCATCTAAAACATTAGAAGCTTATAAAAAAATGCTAGATGAAGCAGGGGAAAAAACTGAACCTAAAACAGGAGAAGAACTTGAAGTAATTAAAAAACAATATACTGATTTAGAAGAAAAATTCACTAAACAAGAAGCTGAATATAAGAAAGCTATTGAGACATTAGAAAAAATTGAAAAAGGTGAAATGAGTTTTGGTGTATCAGTAGAAGATAAGAAAAATATAGATTACAGAAAACATTTAGCAGCTCTTGAAGAATATATTAGAACTGGTGTAGCAAATGAATTTTTAAAATCACTTAACACAAGTAATGAAAGTGGAGGAGCTTTAATTCCAGAAGAAAGAGTACATGAAATTCTTGCTAAAGTAAAAGATTATTCTAAACTTTACAATGATGCAAAGGTATATAGAACTGCTACTAACTCTATTAAAATTCCAGTAAGACAAGATAATCTAAATGCTTTCCAAGGTGAAAAAGAAGGTGGAAATGAAGGTGGATTAACTGCTGGAAAAATGGCTTATAAAAACTTAACATTAGAAGCTGGAAAAACATCAGCAAAAGTAGAGGTTACTCAAGAAATGTTAGATGATTCTGATTTTGATATTTTAGGAGAAATTTTAACTGTATTCTCTCAAGATGCAGGAGAATATGTTGGTAAAAAAGTTTACTATGGTGAGCTAGGTCAAGTAGATTCTAAAGGAGTAGAAAATCAATTTGAAGGAGTTTACCAAAATAAAGAGGTAACAGATGCCGCTGTTTTATCTAGCCTTATTGGAAACTTTGCACCAGAAGATATAGAAGCTCTGCCATTTGCTTTAAATATTGCTCATAGACCAGGTGGAAAATTCTATGCAGGAACTAAAGCTTATGCAAGAATTAAAGGATTTAGAAACCAAGATAATGGTTCTAAATTATATCCATTTGAAAATGGAGTTTTAAAAGTAGATGGATATGTAGTAGAAGAAGAACCATTTATGGATGAAATAGCTGAAGGAAAATTCCCTGTTCTTTTCTGTAATCCTAAAGAGTTCTATGCAGTTATTAGAAGAAAAGGAATGTATATTGAAAAAGATAGAAATGCTGACAATGATACTTGGGCTTATTTTGCAAGAATGAGAACAGGTGCAAGAATTAGAAAACCTTGGTTTGGATCTTTATTAAAAATCAGAAGTGCTTCTGACCCTGCACCTAAAGCTACACTTGTGTCAATAGCATTATCTCCAAAAACTGCTAGCTCAACTAAAAAAGAAACTAAAGCCTTTACAGTAATGGGAACATATTCTGATGGATCACAAGCTCAAATAACTACTGGAGTTAAATTTAAATCATCTAATGTAGCTACTGCTACTATTGATGAAAATACAGGAGTTGCAAATGTATTAGCTAATGGAACTACTACAATAACAGCTAGCTATCTAGGGCTAAGTGCAACTGCTACTCTAAATGTTTCAAGTATTTCTTAGTTTAATTCTTGAGGTGGTATCTTATGAGAAACCTTATTATAACACCAGAGGAACTCATTAGGTTGAGTTCTTCTGAGTTAGATAATGAAAAAGCAGAGATATATGCAAATATAGCTACTGATTATATTGAAAATCTAATAGGTGTATCAATAGAAGAAGGACCATATAAAGAATATTTAGAGGGAAATAATCAAAATGTACTTTACTTAAAAAAAAGACCAATAAAAGACATAATTAGTATAAAAATCAATGGAGTTCTTCAAGATAAAAAAAATTTTATTGTATACAGAGATAAAATTCAAAGTAAGCAAGGTATTTTTAAACAAGGTTTTGGTATTAATTTTCCATATATTGCTATGCAAAATAGGAAAAGTGATTTTATAGAAATTGAGTATTTAGGTGGATTTAAATTTGATAGTAAATATGGCAGAGGAGAAATTCCTTGGGATTTAAAATTAGCTATTGCTAACCTTGTAAGCCAATTAGAATTTGAAAACTCTCCTAATTCTAATGTTAAGAGCTATAAAGTTTTAGATATTTCTTATACTTTTGCTAGTGTTGAAGAGAAAAATAATACAATATCTAGTATTTTAAAAAGATATTTTTCTTGGTGATAAAGATGAGTAGAATTGATGAGTTGCTTAAAGAAATACATTATCTTCATGAACATTATGTAGAGATAGGTATTTTAGCAGAAGATAAAAATAGAAAACCATCAGGTAAGCAAACTACAATCTTAGAGTATGCTATCTATAATGAATTTGGAACTTCAAAAATGCCAGCTCGTCCTTTTTTTAGAATAGCTATAGATGAAAATGAAGAGAAAACTAAAAGATCTATAAAAAAGTATTTCAATATGGTTCTTACTGGAAGATATACAGGAGAAGAAGCTTTAAAAAAGTTAGGAGAAGAGGTAAGAGGCAATATAATCAGAAGTATTCAAGAAGCTAATAATTGGGCAACTCCTCTTTCTCCTCTTACTCTTAAAGCAAAATTAAGGAAAAGACCTGATAACAGTAAAATCTTAATTGATGATAGATACTTAGTGAGATCTATTAGATTTAAAATAGCTAATATAAGAGGTGGCATTGATTTTATAAGTGGATTTAAAGAGGTGTGATAGATTGGAAAATGTTTATATGCCAAAGAAACTATTAAAAGATGTAAAAATAATAAAAAAAAATGGTAAATGGGAAAAGGGTAAATGGGTTGTTGAAAAAGAAGAAATTAAGACTGTAAAAGGTATTTATATGCCTGTATCAGCTAATACATTAAAAAAATTTCCTGCTGGTTCAGTAACTTTAGAGGATATATCTTTTATTACTAAAGAAAAAATTTCATTACAAGATAAAGTAGTTATTGGAAAACAAGAATATAACATCTTCCAAGAAACAGATTATGGTTATTTAGCAGATGTTAAATTTTATATTCTTAGAAAAAGTGATAAAGATGATTGAAAAAATAATTAAATTACTTAATGATGTATCAAAAATTCAAATTATAAATGCTTATACCACTCAAAAACCACCTAAAAAACCATTTGCTACATATTCAACACTTTTTTTAGATTCTAAAGATTATTTTGGTGGCGACATAGAAGAAAAAGTAGATAAAAAAAATATAAAAGAATTTGGAAAATATAGAGAAATAGCTACAATTCAATTTGATGTCTATGCAACAAGTGAAATAGAGTGTTTACAAAAAGCTAGAGAACTTCAACAACTAATACTTTTTAAATTAAGGTATTATTGGAGCAGAGTTGGAGTAGGAATAGCTGGATTTTCAAATATAAAGTCTTTTAATGAACTAATACAAGAGAGTTATGAGTTTAGAAGTACTTTTGATATAAAGTTTGAATATATTGTAACTACTGAAAGAAAAACAGAAATCATAGAATTGATTGAAATTATAGCAAAACAATTTAAAGAAGAGGAGGAACAATAGTGAATTCATATAGAGAACCAGTCAAAATTGTAGTTGATAAAGAAGTTCCTACTACAGTAGCAGCTTTAAATAAGGTATTAATAGTTACACATGAAAAAAATGCAGATTTTAAATACTATACAAGTTCTGCTGATGTAGCTACTGACTTTGGTAATGGCAGTGAGGTTTTTAAATTAGTTGAAACATATTTATCACAAGTTGATGGTAGTGGAAACATACTAAAACCTGACTTTTTTGCTGTAATAGGAGTAGAAGGAACTAAACCTTCAGAAAAACAAGCGGCAATTGAGTATGCTGAAAAAATAAAAACTGCATTAAGTGAAGTAGTAGGAGAAACATGGTATGGACTTCTTACTACTGCAAATAATAATGATATGCTACCTGTTTTAAGACCTTTTTTAACTGAAAATAGAAAAATGTATATAACAGAATCAACAACATATCCAATAGATGATACAGCTAAAAGTGACAGAATATTAGCTATATTCAATCCTACAGAAGGAGAATATAAAGCGGCAGCTTATGCTGGAGCAGTAATCACTCCTGGTGCAGGAAGTAAATGTAGCATGGTTGAACTTTCAGGAGTAACTGCTGATGTTAAAGGTGGAAAAAAACAAGAATTGACACAAAATAACATTACTTTTGTTGAAAAAAGAACTAGTGATGGAGAAGTTGTTGCTAATGGAGGGATAACAACTGATTCAATTTATTTAGATGATGTTAGTGCAATAGATTGTATTATTGTAAATTTAAATGAAAACATTGAAAAAGTTCTAATTAAAAAAGGATTCAAACAAGATGATAGAGGATATGCCTTAATGGAAGAAACTCTACATAATGTTATGACTGAAATGGGAGCTTTAGGTTTAATCGCTGTTTTAAATAACAACTATGAGTATATAGTTTATCCAGTAAATCAAACACCTACTGAAAGACAACAAAGATTAATTAGACCTAGAGTTAAATTTAGATTAGCAGGTTGGGCATATTTTATAGATGTAACACTATTACAAACTTCTAAAGACATTGGAGGTGCTAAATAATGTTAGTAGATTTGAGTAAAAAAATATTAATTGTTAATGGTTATACAATTAAACAACCTAGAAGTATAACTATTGAACCAGTAGAAGAAGAATATAAACATTCAGAAAAAAGTTTAAACGGAGAGAGAAGAATTCTTTATTCGCCAGATCCAAACAGAACTATAAAAGTCAGTGTAGAAAGAAGTTCTCCTGATGAGGTATTCCTTTTAAACTTATCAACATTGAAAATAGCTTCTTCAGCCTTTTATAAAGATAGCTCAGTTGATGGATATAGTAGAGGAATAACAATAGGTAAAATGGCAGTTAATGCAGGTGGTATTACTGATGATAATGGTACTGATGTTAGAGAATTTACACTTATTGCAATAGAAACTAGGGAGGCATTAATAAATGTATAATGAAAATAAAATTGAAGAGAAAGATAAGCAAAAGACAGAACTTGAAAAATTAAAAGAAGAATGTACAGATTTAGTTTTTAAAGCAGAAGGATTAGGAGCAATAGAATTTACTAAAAAAGTATTTCTAAAAACTTTTAATAGAGAAGAGGTTGCTTTTAGAATAGAAAGAATTCCTATGGAATCTTTTGGTAGATTAAGTTCAAGCTTTGAAAATATAAGTATGCAAGATATTAAAACTTTTGAAAAAGTTTTGAAAAATTTTATTGCATATCCAGTTGAAGCAAAAAGTATAGACTACTTTGAACTAGATTTAGATGCTTTGATTTCTCTAATTAATATAATAGCTGAATTTCAGCAAAAACCCTTTCTATTCTTTGAAGGAACTAGAAAATAAAAGAAAAAATTTACAATATAAATTTGATATAGCTTTTAGATTAAAACAAAATTATTTTAAAAAAAGTATTCAAGAGCTCTGTATAGAAGAAGCAGAGCTTCTTAGAATAGCTTGGAATAATTATTGTGAAAGAGAAAATAGAAGAATTGAAAAGGAGTTGAAAAAATAATGTTTGATAGGTTATCAATAAGTTTTATTATTAATGGACCTGGTGAAGAGACATTAAGAAGAATTAGAGAAAATCTAAATAATATAAGAGAAAGATTTAGAAGACCTTTTCAATTTACAATAACTAGCAATTTTAATAAGGTAAAGCAATCTTTTTCAAAATTATTAACTGGAATGAATAATGGTATAGTAGGATTTGGAAATCTATTTGGAAATGTTTCTACTAGAATTGCTAGGATAGGAAGAAGTAGCTTTTCAAGGATATCATCTTTTTATAAAAAAATAAATTTTTCAAAATTAGAGAAAAAATTTAGTAAAACTTTTAGAAATTTTTCAAAATATTCAACCAAAACCTTTAAAAAAATGAAAAAAGATATAACTTCTGTAAAAGGTAAAATTATGTCATTTCTAGGAATGATAGGAGCAGGGGCAACGTTAAAGTTAGGAATAGAAAGTGCTGCTAATATAGAACAATACAGAAACACTCTTGAAACTGTTTTAAAAGACCCAATTGCAGCACAAAAAAAACTTGCTTGGAGCAGTAGGTTAGCAAATAGAACTCCATTTGAAACTGAGGAAGTAGTAGCTGGAATGACAAAATTGCAGAGCTATGGAATAGAAGGAGATAGAGTTTTAAAAAGTACTAACAGAACTTATATTGAAATGATTGGTGATATGGCTTCTGCTATGAATAAACCTTTAGAACAAGCTATTGAAGCTATTGCAGATAGTAGGACTGGAGAACTTGAAAGGCTAAAAGAGTTTGGATTAGATAAAAAAATGATTGGAGAGTATGGAAAGGAACATGGATATGGAGACCTTTTTAATAATAAAGATCAGATAAAAGATATGAAACTTTTTAATAAAGTTTTATTTGAAATGATGAACTCTAAATTTGGTGGTTCTATGGAAAAACAAGCTAGAACTCTGAAAGGAGCACTTTCAACTATTAAAGGAGTATCTAAATCTGCTTTAGCTACTTTAATGGGAATGGATGAGTTTGGGAATGCTATAAAGAACTCACCATTTCAATTATTAAGAGATAAAGTGGTAGTCCCATTAGCTGATAAATTAGTAAAACTTCAAGAAGATGGAGTATTTACTAAGTGGGCAGAAGGGTTAGCAGGTTCTTTAGAAAAAACAATAGGATTTATATCTAAATTTATTAATTTTTGTAAGGAGTGGAAAGAAGTATTAATTCCATTAATAGGAGCTATAGGAGGATTGTTTGCTCTTAAAGGACTAATTATTGTATTTGGAGCATTAATAACTCTAATTAATGGTATTTCATTTAATCCTATTATTATGGGAATAGGTGCTGTTATTGCAGCAGGAATATTTTTATATAGAAACTGGGATAAGATTTGGAAAGGTATTAAAAATATTTTTAATGGTATAGTTTTTGGAGTTAAGACCATAATAAAAATTTTATGGATTCCTGTTCAAGAATTTTATGGTTGGTTAGATGGATTATTTAATAAATTTGGAATGTTTAAAGGTATATTTACTTTACTTATTCCAGGTAAAGCTGTATTTGAAGCAATAGAAAGCTTCTTTGGAGCTTGGGACAGTTCCTTAGGGATTATTGACAACTTAAAAAATGGTTTCTTTGCCTTCTTTGAGAGTTTAAAAAATTCTATTAAAGAAGCTATTGAATCTTTTACTAATTTAGGTGATAAAATAAAAAATTTACCTTTTATTAAAGGAATTATGACTAAATTAGGAATTTCTTCAGATGTAGAAGTTAACCCTGAAAATATTGTTGATGGAAGCCACAAGGCAGGGCTTGACTATGTCCCTTTTGATGGGTATATAGCAGAGCTTCATAAAGGTGAAAGAGTAGTTCCAGCTAATGAAAATAGAGCTACACCAATAAAAAGAAACAACACATTCAATATAAATATTAATGTTACTGGCTCATCTAATGGCATTGATTTTAATAAACTTGGAAACTATATAGTTGAAGTCATTCAAAAATATGAGGAAGAAAAAGAAATAGCAGAGGGGGTTATCTAATGTTAGATTTTTCAGTTACTGGACTAATGAATAAATTAGATAATAAAGGAGTTATAAAAAAAATTAAGGGATTTTTAGGGATAAATACTATTCTATTAAATGATATTCCTTTAGAACTAGTTTTTGACTTCTCACAATCTTATGATTCTGAAATACCTACTACTACTTTAGATAATGGTTCAAATTATACTGATAACATTTCAAACCTTTCTCCAAGCTTTTCTTTTAGAGTTCAAGCTACAGGTGATAATCATAGAAAAATATTTGATGATGTCCTTAATATGAGAAAAAAAAGAGAGCCGGTTACTCTTTTTATAGATGAGTTGTATACAAATTTAGGAATAGAAAATGTTACAAGAGAAATAACTGCACTTACATACACACAATTTTCAATTTCTTTAAAAGAAATGGAATTTGCATATCTTGAAATGATACCTGCTCCAGCAGCAAAAAAAATTACTAAAAAAGTTAGTAAAGTAAACACAGGAAAGGATAACTGGGAAGGGGAACTTAAAAGTGAAAGTATTAAATTAAGAGGTGAAAAATGAGTTTTAAATTTAAAATAAATAAAGAAGCAATTCCATATGAAACATCTCTTATTATTGGGAAAAAAGAATATACTTTAAAGTTTAAATATAATTCCTATGATGATCGTGTATATGTTGATTTATATGACAATAAAGGAAATGTTATTGAATTATCATGTCCAATAAACTTTGGAATTCCTTTTTGGTATAACAAATTAACTGATGAAAGAGGAAATTTCAATGAAAAATATCCTTATGCTTGTTTAATTCCAAATACTAAAGATAAAAAAATAAAAAAAATTACTTATAGTAATATAGATGAAATAGAAATATTAGTAAAGGAGTTTGATAATGAATAATATAGATACTCATAAACCTTTATTTCCAAGAAATTCTTTTTTAGTGATAAATGGAATTACCTTACAAGACAGAAATAATGGAGGATTGAAATTTGATATTGAAATAAAATCAGGAGCAGACAAAAAAATAGGACTTGCAAGGGTTTTTATTTTTAATCTTTCTCAAGATATTGAGGTAGGATCAGAAATAAAAATAAACTTTGGTTATGCAGAAGATGTTGGAGAATATGGAATATATGAAGTTGTAAAGAAAAACAAATATAGAGAAGATGGAAATATTGTACAAGAACTTCTTTGTAGTGAAAGAAGCAAAAGTACAAGCAAAATAGTTTCTATAAGTATTGATGGCAATGTAAGAATAAGTGATGCTATAAAAGCAGTTTGTAAATATGCTGGCATCACTATTGTTTCATTAGAGTTATTACAAGATAAACTTTATACAAATGGATACACTTGCTATGAAAAGGCTGTAAATGAACTTAGAGAGCTTGTAGAGGACTCTGGAAGTAAAATGATTTTAAAGTCTAATAATTTATATGTGTATCATAAAGATTTTAAAGAAAAAATTATAAATTTAAGCTTTAGAAGTGGACTTTTAAAGAATCCTACATTTTCTGAAAAAATAAAAAAAGAAATAGAGATAGATAAAGAGCAGGATAATAATAGTAATGAGCAATGGGAAGCTAGTAATAGAGAACAAACTGCTAAAAATAATAAAGAATATTATTATGATGTTATATGTTTCCCAATTCATTATATAAAAAAAGGTGATGTGCTAAATATAGAAAGTGAAACATATAATGGCTTTGCTCAAGTAAGAGAGATAGAAATTTCCTTAAAAGATAGTTGGGAAATGAAATTGAAAGTTAAGGTGATGTAAATGGAGAATATATCTATCATTTTATGTAAGGTACAAACAGTAAGGAAAAATAGATTTGTAGATTTAGTCCCTTTATTTAAACCTAATGGAGTTTCATTGCCAGTATTAAGAAATGTGCCTGTTGGATTATTTGGAGATTCAGTTGATCATTATGATTGGAAAATAAAAGTAGGTAATATAGTTCCATGTTTTATAACAACATTTGATATTTCCTCTTATATTTCACAAGGTAATGTTGAAAAAATGGATACTAGAAGAAGAAATAATTTAAATAGTGCCTTTATTCTTCCTTTTACAATTCCAACATCAGGAGATTCTTTAGCTTTCCCAGATGGATTAAGAGCAATAGGAAATAGGCTAGAAGAAGGAGAAATTAATCAAACTGGAAATGTAAAAAGAAGTGGAGATACATCTATATCAGGAAATACAAGTGTTAATGGTAACAGTCAAATTACTAATGATTTAACTGTGTCAGGCAACACTACTACAAACACTGCTAATGTTTCATCTAGCTTATCAGCAAGTTCAGCTTCAGTAGGTGGAATAGACTTTGAAACTCATAGACATAAAGATGCTGAAGGAAGATATACAAAGGGGGCTGAATAATGGAAGCTTTAAAAATGCAAGATGGAGAAATAATATTTGGAAAGAAAGTAGATGGACTAGAAGAATTTATTCAAAGATGGATAAATACTTTAAAAATAGATGCTTCTGAATGCTTTTATAATGAGCAACTAGGGATTTCTAAATCAATTTTATTTGGAGAAAAAAGCAATAAATATAAATTAGAATATTTAAAAAACAGAACTTTAGATCTATATAGAGATGAACTAGATGATTTGTATTATAAGATTATTTCAGAGGATAATAGAATGTTAAAAGCTAACTTTTATTTTTTACATAAGATATATAAAGATTTTGAGAAGGAGGTTGAACTAGGTGCTAACTAATTTAGAAACAAAAGGATTTCAAGGATTGATGCAAATGGTTGCTGAAAAAGCTCAATCTAAAGAATGTTTTGGAGAAAATTTTAATGTAAATGATAGTGGAGATTTTTATAAAATAGCAGCTCCTTTTGTAACTTTATGTACTTATTTAGAAGATAAAATAATTTCTGTTATGAGAGGACTTAATCTTTATACTGCTGAAGGACACGAATTAGATGATTTATTATATCTTTTTCCAAGAAGACAAGGGTCAAAAACTATTATAACTTGTAAAGTTACTGCTAACTCTTTTACTTTAATAAAAGAAAAAGAAATAGTTATTCAAGCTAAAAATGGATTAAAGTTTGAAAATATTCAACAATTCGAAATCGATTCACAACATACAAAAGAAATTTTATTCGAAGCAATAGAAGCAGGAGAAGAGGGAAACATTAAAAAGAATAATATTGAAAAAGTTTTAGAAGCTCCTGCTG